GTTTTTAAGTTGTTTGACCATGAGGCGACCTTGTTGTTCAAGTTCCTCAGTAGAGATAAGGGCAAACATAAAGTCAGCAGTGGCAGGAAGACCAAAAGACTCAGAAGTATCGGTAAGGTCAGGGTCGCTATTACCGTAACCACTACGAGTAGTTTGAGTAGCAGAGACAATTGGTACATTATGTTCCACAGCAAGACCACGCAACTCTTCAGCAATCGCTTTGACATACGTGTAAGAATTGACAATCGCACCTTTATACCTCGCGCTAGCACAGATGTTGAGATAATCCACAAAGATTATATCAGGTTTAAAACTTTTTTTCAAGGACAGATCAGAAAGAAGTGCCTTAAAATGTCCTACGTGTGCCGAAGCTGTTGGGTATTCTTTAATGATAAGTTTGCCTCTAGTCTTTCTAGCGATCTCTTGTACTTTAGAAGTAAAGAGAACTTCAGGTAGTTCAACAATATCTTTGACATTTACATTCAGTAGGTTTGCGTCAATTCGTTCAGCAATTTTTTCCTCTGCCATCTCACATGTAATATAGAGAACGTTGCGCCCCTGTGTGAGTGCGGCACTAGCCATGTGGCACATGAATAAACTTTTCCCGACACCCGTACCAGCAAGAGCGATGTTGAGAGTTTTATTAGGCAAACCACCTTTGGTAATGAAGTTAAACTTCTCCAGATCAAACGGGATCTTTTCTTCAGTGCGGTGGTAAAACTCATATCGTGCTTCTGCTTGTTCAATATAATCGTGTCCTATGTGTTCATCAAACGATACTGCCAGGGCCTCTTGTAAGATACCTGGGATCGCATCCTTTGATAGTTTTTTATCGCCTCCATCTGCGACCTTGATGGATAGCATGAGGGCGAGATAGATTGCTCTATCTTGACACCACTTCTCTGTGGCATCGAGGAGCCAATTGTGATCGATCCATTCGTCAGAAAGACTACGAAGGGTTCCAACCGCTGATTGGAATGTGTCTTCTGTGAGATCGTTTCTGTTTTGAAGATTGATCGAAAGGACCTCTTGAGTAGGTACTTTGTCGTACTTACCGGAGAAGTCAGCAATTTCTTCAAAGATGATGCGTTCATGATACTCATTAAAATAATCTGCTTTAATAAAAGGAACTACCTTGCGGTAATACTCTTCATTGAAAAGAAGATTACGCAAGATAGTTTCTTCGATACGTTCAGTTGCCATAAGAAAACTCTTTGCGTGCTGCTTCTTCAAGTTGTGCCATCACTTCTTCTGTGAAGTATTTTTCGGGATCAGCAAGAATAACAGAAGGATAAACGGAAGATTCCCCAACAACGATGCGATTGCCCTTGCGCTGGAATACTCCGTGCTGCTCACCCAATTCCAGTAATCCGTAATAGCGATCCAATCCACGTTCATCAAAATAGAGCCTGGTTTCAACTTTGCTACCCTCCTTTGTGAGACGTGACTTTTTAGCTTCGCACTTGATGATGTTACCTACCACCTCAGTTCCATCTTTCTCCTTTTTCTTACCAAGATAGATGATAGTAGAAGCAGCATACTTCAAACCAGTACCACCACCCATCTCTTTGGTTGGTACATAAGATCCAATCACATCATAAGTATGATTGGTAACGATCATCGGCACATTTGCTTGGCCCAGTTTCAAAGTCAGTACTCGGAAAGCACCTTTGATGAGTTGTGATTTTGTCATGTCACGAACTTGTTTATCATTAGCAATATCTTCCATCTCTTTAGAAGTAGAAAGCATACCAAGACTATCAAGAACAAACAACATGGGAACCCTCTCATCTTTAGGTTCCTTCATATACTTGTCAAGGATCCTACAAGCTTGAGTGCGAAACTCTTCAATTGTGGCAACAGGCATCATGATCATACGCTTGCTATCAATGCCACGGCTCTCGATCATCTCACGAGAAATTGCTGACTCACTTTCAAAGTAAATGACACCACCAGAGGGATTAGCATCAAGAAAGTTACGAACAACAGAAAGAGCAAAGAAAGTTTTTCCCGTGCTACTTTCTCCTGCGAGGGCAGTAACCTTATTTGATGGGATACCACCAAACAAAGATCCACTAACCACCGCATTAAAAATATAAGAACCAGTATCAACAAAGGTAGTAATGTCGCCAGCAGCAACACCTTCGCTAACATATCCAGCAAACTCATTGCCACTGTCCTTGATTACTGTATCTAGAAATCCCATTGTGTTACCTCATCTTCGTACATGTTTACATAAGAGTAATTGTTACTCATCATCTTAGCAAATGCTCTGGCGGTTTCATATTCCTCAAAGCATTTAATAGTATCAGGACCAATCTGCCCAACGACATGATTGGTCCAACTCACAACCCAAACGTTCATTCAAAGAAACTCCCAATAGAAACTTTTTTCTCGTGGGCCCATCCAATACATTGTAGCACATTTTTGAGTGGTTCAAGAAACGACTTTTCAAATTGTGTCGTATAATCCACGTACTTCTCCAACCCAAACTCATGCGGCAGATCGCCAAAGAAACTAATACAATTCTCATGAATTGGATTGGGTGTCTTAAGATACATGAACTTGATCTTCTCTCCTTCCTGAATTAGTGGATGCTTGTTTTCAATCTTATACTTTTTAATATAATGATTGTATAGAAGAGCACCCCTTACTTGAATGGGGGTTCCTTTCTTGTAAATCTCTGTGGGGTGGCGATACTTTGCCAGATTGTTGACACCTCTTGGGAAGGCGACTTCGCTATATGGTCGCTGCCGGGTTTCTGCTCGGACATCATTGATAAAAGCGATAAGCTCATCATTTGTTTTGCCGATAATAATCTTAAACGCTGCATACAACTTGTCCCTGAAATAAGCTGGAGTGGAAGATCTGGCAGTCTCAAGACCCATGATCTTCATCTTAGGTTCTTTATATCTAACACCCTCACTATCCCAAACATTAAGAATGTAACGCTTCTTCGCAGTCCAGATACCACGGTCAGCGATGTTCTCACGCTTCATTTGCATCTTTTGAGCATAAGCGTTTACATAGTCCGCTAATTCTTGATAGCTGTTTTCAATGTATGGTTCAATTTGTGATTGACATGCCTTATCAAGAAAGGCAACGACCTTTTCTTTGGGAGGTAGGGTATTTCCAAATACGCTGGTTACTAGAGCATCAAGGCACAAATAAATGCTATCAGTATCAGAAGCAATAACGTAATCTACATTATCAGTCTTCAATACCTTATTTAGATATTGATTTACTTTGTTCTCGATCCATCGGATGGAGACTTGTCCAGACAGAGTGATTGCTTCTGCGTTTGCTAGCTTATAGTAACGGAAATGTTCATTGCCGATCGCACCATAAGCAGAGTTGAGAGAGATCTTTTTTGCCATCTGGATATTATTATACCTGGCAATATCTTTCATCAATTCAACAGTAGGAGTTTTCTCATACTGCTTTTTTGCCTCAAGCATTTTTTTCTTATAGATCACACGACCATCATACATCTTCTGCATCATCTGCGGAAGAAACCCATGAATGTCTTTACGGTACTGCGCCCCATTAGCAGCAACGCAGTACTCTCCGTCAATATTCACTTCCTTATTAAGGATACTCTCGACATTTACTTTCGAATTCCTAGTATCAAGTAGAGTTTCCGGAGAGATATTATACTGCATAATTAAATGCGGGTATAGTGAATTGAGGTCAAATGATACTACCCAGTTATAAAATCCAGGAGTAGGTTCTTTGACATATGCTCCAGCATACTTCTCTGTCTTAGTTGCTTCCTTCTTAGGAGGAATAGCAACCTTTCTCTTTAGCAGTTCGACGTAGATATAATTATCCCACATGCGAACTTGAGAAAATACATCCTCGTAATTTACCTTAGCGTCATATGCCATAGTAAACGCAAGTTCAAGAAGCTTCATCTTGTCATCTAATTGATCAACAAGACGAACGTCATGAATGTTATATTCAATAAATTTCTGCCAATCACCCTCATAAAAATCTTTGAACGTGTCAAACTCACTATGATCTAGTTTCTTAGATCCAAGTTCCACATTACAAATGTGATCAAGGCGGTAACTCTCTTGATTTGTATAGGTAAACTTTTTATACAGTTCCAGATAATCGAGACAAGAAATGCCGAGAGTATCAATAGCAAACTGTTTACGTCCCTTAATGAAAATCTCACGGCGAGACACTAGTTTCCAAGGAGAAAGAAGTTTTGTAAACTTTTCACCCAAAATACGATCAATACGGTTGTGAATGTACGGCATGTCAAACAACTGTACATTCCATCCAGTAATTACATCAGGATAATTTGTTTGCCAGTATTCCAAGAACGCTCCCAACATGCTTTCTTCTGATCTGAAATGCATGTAATCCACCATAGCATCTTTGTTATCGAACGCCCTCGCTCCGAACACAGTAATGCGACCAGAGAAGCTATCTTTGATACTGATGGCAAGGATTTCCTGATCGGCAGTTTCTATATCAGGAAATCCATTTTCAGCAGCGGTTTCAATATCGATCGTAAATACACGGATCTTACTGCTGTCAAACTTTACTTCCTCTTCAGGATGTTCTTCAGCAATATATTGATAAAGGAAACGCGAGTTGCCATAGATCTCAAAATCGTCAACTTCTTTATACTGCTTAACGAAATCTCGCGCTTCAGTAATCGAACCAAACTTATGAGGTTCTACGCAATCTCCTTCCAGAGTACGCCACTCTGAATAGTTTTTTGTAGGTAGATACAGCGTAGGGTTGAAAGGAACCCTAACGCTGTAACGATTGCCATTTTCATAACCACGAACTAGCAAACGGTTGCCAGCTTGTTCAACGTTTGTGTAAAACTTCATTCAGACTTTGGCGGTTCGATCTTACAAAGATAAGCAGCAAGTAACTTGGTGCTTGGGTTTACTAGAGTTGTGATGTCAGTTGATCTGACAACTACTTCCCTGTCGTTTGAATGGGGAGGCCATGGTCTGATCTCCCCATCACATTCTACCACGTATGGGTCGCGCAGGATACAGTCAGGGTCACCTAGAGAAGTGTCCACATCAACTTCGTCTACCTGAGCGACAATCCACTCATTCGCCAGCTTCAGTAGGTTCGCTGTTATCTCCATCCTGTTTTACCTCAAAGAAAATGTTTTCATCAGTTAGACCCATTTCTTTCAAACGAATAACAAAATTATCCAGGATGTTGTTGTCTGGGTAAACAACACTAATAATATGATCTCCACTCATACGATGTTCTTCAACTGGACTATAAGGGCACCAGCGTTCGTATTGAATAGGAATAGTTCCATCATCATTAGGAGAACCAAGATTAAGAACGTATGGATATAGCATTCGGTATCCAACTACCTGATCCTCATCTCCACGCACTTCACCAAACATACAAAGCACACGTTCGCCAGTCACGAGACTTACGATACGAATACCATGATTAGTCTTCAATTGTTGTTCCGTCATTTTCTAGTTCCTTTTTTTGAGCGATTTTGTTTTCGTAAGCTTTTTGTAGTCCCGGTTCCGGATTACTGATTGTCATGACACAATCATACGGAATTTTAAATAGGAAGTCCGGTGAGTATGGGTTCCACTTACTAAAGCGTACTTGATATTCCATACCATGTGCTTCAGTAAGATATTGGGGAGTTGCCCCATCCAAACTCAAGACATAAGGTTCTTCCATGATAAGACAAATTCCTTTCTTATCTTCACCTTCACCTTCGTAAGCTTCTTTTAGATCTGTGATAATTCTATCGCCAGTCTTTAATGTAATAATTGATACTGCCATAGGTTATTAGATGTATGTTATTAGTTTAGCATCAAAAAAGGGCACCGTCAAGTGCCCCGAATATTTAGAACCAGACTTTACGCTTCTGTTTTTCTGGCAATTGTTTTTTCAAAACAACAGATAGCAATCCATCAACAAATTCTACATTGTCAACTTCAACATCCTCACCAAGTTGCCATGATTTTTCAAATGCTCGATCAGAAATACCCTTGTGTTGATATTTCCTATCTTCTTTGTCTTTTACTTTTGCTGATACTGTCAAAAGGTTCCGTTCTGTAGTGACCGAAATATCTTCTCTTGAAAATCCAGCAAGAGCGATTTCAAGTATGGTTCTGCCATTATCTCCAGAAACGATGTTGTGAGGAGGGTAAGTTGTTCCGCCTCCCGCGAGAGCTTCCAGTCTATTGAACGTTTCATCTAAACCAACGGTGTAAGGGACATAAGATTTGAAAGTAGTAGTCCACATGTTTTATTCTCCTATAATAAGCGAGTTTAATCTGGACCCCGAAGGCATCCAATAATAATTATACACCACACATAAAAAATGGGGGTGATGAAAACCCCCATGAATACTACGGTTTACTCAACTGCTGTCTTTTTTCTACCAATATTATTCTTACTTTCCAGTGTCCATTCATCCTTTTCTTTGAAAGCAAGAACTTTAATCTGATTAAGTGGTGCTAGATCACTAATTTTTTCTGGGGTAACGACCGTAATTAATCCCCAATCACTGAGAAGTTGAATAATACGATTTCTGCGTTGAACGTCATTCAAAGATAGATTAGTATTCTTGCCATCTAGAGCAAAAAGTTCTTTGAAATGTACGATGTAGTACTTGCCTTGCTTATGAAGGATATGACAAGATTGATAAATTTTCTTTTCTTTGCGAGAAGCAACTCCAA